GAATTAAAGAATCTGGAAGTTGAAATTGAAAATGCTATGCAGAAAAGTCGAGGACTTACCAATGCGATTCTTGGGCTGAACGAAAAATTGTCTATATGGGGAGTTAATGAGATCAAGGGATTAAACGCTTTTTTAGCTTTAGATAATCTTACTGACTTGCTGGGGGCTGTTAGGAAACTTTTAACATATTTTGGTTATGATTATAAAAACCTTTTAATCGGAGGGAGCAGAGATGAGGAGTAATAGATATTATATAAATTGTGGGGATGTATATGATCAAAGAGTTATAGATGTTGCTGAAAAGCTTTGGAAAGAGAGAGAAACTTTACAGGACCAGACGATAAGCTGGGAGCCTTTTACAGAGGAATATATGAAGTTTGGGCTTCCTGCGACGAAGATGGATGATGTTTATTGGAAGAGATATAGAAGCAGGTGGGCGGAGGATGTTTCTGGCCTTTTTTTATATTGTAAGTATGACGCTCTACTTATCGTCCGCCCAAATGCAGGGGTGAAATTTTTGATTGGGAAGGATGCGGTAAGAAAGTATCAAGCAACGGGAATAAAAAAGATGGTTAATGCAACAAAAACAGCAATGCTCCGTTGTAAGAAAGCAAAAGTTGCTTTCCCGACATTTAGTAAAAGTTTAAATGGATTTGTCCATGTCCTTGAAGATGCAATGTATTCTTTAAGTGGGCGTATTCAGGCTTCGGAAGCTTTCCCTAAAGATCAAAAGAAGCAATTATTGGAGATCATAGGAAGGGAATTTTTTCGTGATGATGAAGATGACGATGAAGACGGAGATGATGATAACGATAACGAATAAAGGAGGAAATAAATGGGTTACAGAGAAGATGCCAAGATAGACATTTACAATCTTCACACAGAGTGGGCAGGGCAGCCAACCATCTACATTGACTATGCTGAGCAGTATGCCGATGCGGTTGCTTTGATGATGCGTGCCCAGGAGAAGGTTAGTGTAGTCAAGATGGAGGGCAAGAAGAGGATCGATCAGAGGAGGGCGGAGCTGGATGCCGAGGTCAGGGCCAACCCGATGCTGTTCGGGCTGGAGAAAGTGACCGAGACAGCTGTAGCAAATGCCATTGTGGTCGCCCCGACATTCAAGAAGGTCCAGGATGAGGTGGCCCAGGAGATAGCAGCGGCGGTTGAGGAACATATCAATTCGGTTAGGCAGAAGGAGCTGTTAGAGGGGGTGAAGATTGCCTTCAGCCATCGTAAGACCGCTTTGGAGAAAGAAGTTGAGTTATTTCTAGGTGGTTATTATGCCGATCCAAAGATACCTAAATCATACAGAGAATCCCAACAGGAGGAAGTCAGAAAGGGTGTCGAGGCATCTTTGGAGGGCATGAACAAGGAGCCGAAGGTGGTTGATCTTGGACAGGGGCATGGTCCTGGAGGGGTGGTTAATGTAGCAGTAGATTTGCCTCCAAGTGAGAATAGGCCCATCAGAAGGAGAAGGCCGGGAAGGGAGTAGGCTTGTCAATTTTTCTAACAATCACGGGATACATTTTGGCTATCGTCATGGGCGCGTTCCTGGTCTATGGCTTTGGCAGGTTGTTTGGTTTGGGTTTTGCACAATCATTGAAGGACATTTTTAAAGGAGGAAAAGATGGCGACAGCAGCAGAGAGAATGAAGGCGATGGGGGAGGAGCTTCAGAAGAGGACGGAGGAGAGTTATAAGCGTAAGGACGAGTACGGGCCGACCTTCACTTATTTCAAGAAGGATCTGACCGACGTTGACTTCTGGCGACCGAAGGAGGGAGTGCATCTTTTCGATATTGTCCCTTCCTTTGCAGGGCCGAATTGGCCGCAGGATAGCCACGGTGTCAAGCTTCAGGAGGGAAAGCCCGTGTACGTTCTTGACATCCAGGTCCATCAGAATGTGGGACCGAATGACGCCCAGTTCGTCTGTTTGGCAAGAAACTTTGGTCAGCCCTGTCCGGTCTGCGAGCATCAGGCGGAGCTAAAGAAAGAGATTGACTACGACCAGGATATGATCAAGGCTCTCTATCCGAAACGTAGGAACGTGTACAATGTCATTTGCTACGACAACCAGGAGGAGGAGGACAAGGGGGTGCAGGTGTTCGAGATCGCCCACTTCTTCATGGAGGCGAAGCTGACCCCACTGGCCATGGACGCCAGGACCAAGGCGTTGATCCCGTATGCCCATTATGAGAAGGGCAAGACCGTCCAGTTCGAGGCCAAGAAGAAGACTTATACAATCGGGGAGAGGGCCATCCAGGGACTTGACTATGTTGGCCATAAGTTTGTGGATAGGAACTACTCTCTCATTGAGCCGTATGACGATGGGACGACGGTCCTGGACGACGCCTATACCCTGGACGATCTGATTTACATCCCGTCTTATGATGAAGTATATAAGGCGTATTGGGCGGGGATCAAGGAACTGCCGGAGAAGAAGGACGAGGGGGGGACGAGGCGGAGCAGGAGGCAGTCTACCCCCGTTGAGCAACCTGTGCAGGAGGAGCCCAAGACCACTGTGACAAGACGGAGACCGGGGAGGACCGAGCCAGCCCAGGAGAAGGCAGATACCTCTTCAACAGGTTGTCCACATGGAGGGAAGTTCGGTGAGGATATAGACACTATGGGCGAGTGTAACAGCTGCGATGTCTATGACTCGTGTGCCCAAAAGGCAGAGGAGTTGAAGAGCAAGAAGGAAGCACCACCTGCTGAAAGTAAGGAAGCACCTGCCCCTACAGGAAGGGTCAGAAGAAGGCCGGGAGCTTAAAGTTGTGCTGGGAGTGGTGAGAGGCTCGGTGGAGCGGAGGAAGGAATGGGGATGCCAGAAAGGGTACTCTGCTCACCACGAACCGCACAAATAGGAGAATGAGATGAAAAGGATTTCATCGATCATAGGTGTTGTGCTTGGGGCGGCTGCAATTATTGTCATTCCCCTCAAGACAATCGACTATCTGAGTGCAAACTATGTCGAGATGGACAAGTTTAATGAGACATGCACAAAGATAGAACTAAACCAGGCCCAGATAAAGTCCGTAATTAAGCGGATGGACCAGCAGGTGGACTTCGCTACGAAGAGAGCACTTGAGGAGAGGAACTGGGATTTGGAGAAAAGGTACAATACCAGAGACCCATTAAGGATGCCTGTCGATGTGAGGGATGAGTATAGAAGGAATGCAATTCAAATCATAGACATCAAGGACAAGTGGGGTCTGAAATGACAGAACTGAGAAGGCGAAGGATTGACCCGGAGGAGAAGGTGGCCCAGACTGCCGAGGAGATGACCGAGGTCGTCAATGAGGACCCGATCCCCAGGGAGAACATCAAGGAAGGTGATCTAATCTCCACAGGCTCAACCTTGCTCAATCTGGCTTGCTCTGGTTTTTCTCCTTACGGTGGGTTCATGCTGGGTAGCGTGGCTCACCTGGTCGGTGACAGCAATACAGGCAAGAGCCTTGTGGCTTTGAGTTTGATGGCTGAGGCTGTGCTTAATCCGAGGTTAAAAGATTACAACCTTGTCTATGAAGAACCGGAAGCAGCCATGTACTTCCCCAGGGAGAGGATGTTCGGTGAGCGGATGGGTAGGGTTGACTTCATTCCTAAGGACGAGGAGAGAACTAAGCCAAGAAGGGTACAGGATTGGGCAAAGGGTTTGACGACAGCAGAGCACCCTTTTATATGGGTGACAGACTCTTTCGATAGCCTGACCAGTGCAGATGATCTGAGGGTGAAGAAGGATGATACAGGCAAGGAGAAGGAACCAGGCAAGGGAGGTTACAATGTAGAAAAGGCCATAGTAGCCAGTGAGACTTTCCCAAAGTTTATTGGACCCCTGAAGGCTCACAACTCATTTTACCTTCACATCAGTCAAACGAGGGATAATATTGGGGTCATGTTCGGAGAGAAGAAGAGCTTTAGCGGGGGTAACGCTATCAAGTTCTATAGGGCACACGAGATATGGCTTGCGGTGGAGAGCACCATTACAACGACAGTCAGGGGAAAGAAAAGAATCATCGGGTCCAATGTCGTTGTTAAGATCAAGAAGAACAAGCTGACAGGAAAGATCCGGCAGGTTAAATTCCCTGTGTACGATGACTACGGTGTCGATGACATAGGGAGTATGATCGACTGGATGGTAGAGGAGGGGTTCTGGGTTTTGCCCAAGGGGAAGCAGATTATTGAGACAGAGGAAGGATTTCCTGATGCTACGAGGATCAAACTTATAAGCCATATAGAGGAGAACAACCTTGAAGATCAGCTTCGGAAAGTGGTGGGTGAGTGTTGGGCGGAGCTTGAAGGAGAAATCACAACCAGAAGGAAACCTAGATATTAAAGGTGATTTCTTTTCGTTCTCGATATCTCCTGAGGATTCTGCGATCATACTGAAATTAAGGGATGAGATGTCTGCATTGGAGAGATGTCTAGCCTATTCCCAATCTCCAGAAGAGAGGGGAATTTGGAGGGATGCATTTCGACAGGCCTTAACAAAACATAACATTGAACTGGAGAGAATTTTAAAACAGCACTCTCCGAAGAATTTTGTCCAGGCAGTTAATGTTGTCACGGGGGTGGATTGGATGAAAGATTGTGTTTTTACTTGGGGAAGGATGAGAGAATGAGACCCCTTGTCATAGATTGTTCCCAGCTCTGTTATGCCTCAGCCTTCACCATGGGCAATCTTTCCCACGAGGAGAAGAAGACGGGGGTCATCTTCGGCTTCCTGCTCCAGATCTTCAGGTTGGCCCACGAGTTTAGCTCTAGGGAGTTTATCTTCTGCTGGGATAGCAGGAAGAGGAGGAGAGAGGCCATGTATCCGCAATATAAGGCGGACAGGAGGGAAAAGAGTCCGTTTGATGAAGATACGTTCCACGAGGTCAGCCTGCAGATGGGTTACTTGAGGGAGAATGTCCTTCTTGAGATGGGTTTTAAGAACAGTTTCATCAAGACAGGACTCGAAGCTGATGATCTGATCGCCTGTGTTCTGAATCAGATGCCCGGTTGTGTTGTGGTGAGCAATGACAGCGACCTTTACCAGCTGTTGGGCAAGTGCGAGATGTATTTTATCAGGAATAAATCTCGGTATTGCGTGAAGGACTTGATCAGTCAGTATAAGGTCGGGCCTGATGATTGGGTAGATGTGTTGGCCATAGCGGGGACCCACAACAATATGCCAGGGATAGAGGGGGCAGGTATTATGAAGGCTGTCCAGTATATGAAGGGAGCATTGCCCAATGGTAAGATCAGGGAGAAGATCGAGTCGAAGGAAGGGCAGGAAATTATTGCAAGGAACAGAGAGCTGATAAGGTTACCATTGGAGGACATCCATTTGAACATTGATCTTCCTGATAGGTTCGATATTGACAAGTGGTTGTCTATCTTTCAGAGATATGATTTTAGATCCTTTATGAATGAGGAGGGGATGAAGTCTTTGAGGGAAACATTCTTTGCGAGGTGGTGAGAGATGAAAATAAATGTTCAGTATTCTTACACCAAGAATTTAGGGAATTATGAAAGTGAGAGACTTCAGGTTGGCATCGAGAGTGATGAAATTCTTTCAAACCCGGAAGGTTGTTGGGAACGGGAGTTTAAGAGATGTAGAGCTTTTGTTAGAGAAGCTTTAAATTTAGATCATCAACCCGATGAGGAAACAGAGAAGGAAGTTGAGGAAATGTTAGCGAGAAGGG